TTTACTGCAACGCATAGATACCAATACTTTGAAACAAATACTACTACTTAATACACGACTAAATAATTAAGTAGAATTGAGGATAAATTATGGCTGAACTATTTGGGTTTAAGATAGAGCGACTGAAAGGTCCATCAACAGATCCAAGACAAAATATAGTCCCACCTCAAGCGGATGACGGTACACAAACCGTCCCCGCTGGTGGGTTTTTTGCGTCTTACGGAGGATTTGATGTTACTGCTCGTAACGAATTAGATTTAATAAGAAGATATAGAGAAATAGCACTACATCCAGAATGTGATAGTGCGATAGAGGATATTGTTTCAGAAGCAATAGTCTCTAATGAAAATCAACAATCCGTACACGTTGATTTAAGTAAGTTAGAATATAACGATAAGATTAAAGGTAAAATAAGAGAGTCTTTTTCTGAAATATTGAAATTGTTAAACTTTGATATAAAAGGCCACGACATCTTTAGAAGATGGTATGTTGATGGTAGATTATTTTATCATAAGATTATAGAAAAAGATTCACCAAGACTAGGTATCACAGAATTAAGATACATTGATCCTAGAAAAATCAAAAAAATTAGAGAAATAAGAAAAAACAGAATTGATGGTACGCCAGGTTCTTTTGCGTTTGAAAACAAATACCAAGAGTATTATATTTTCAATGAAAGAGGAATACACCCAACGGCTACTTCAAATGCAGGTGGTTTACAAATTGCAACAGATGCTATTTCGTATTGTCCATCAGGTCTTGTAGATCAAACGCATAATCAAGTATTATCTTATTTACACAAAGCAATTAAACCAGTAAATCAATTAAGAATGATTGAGGACGCTGTTGTAATTTATCGTATCGCAAGAGCACCTGAAAGAAGAATATTTTATATTGATGTAGGTAACTTACCTAAAATCAAAGCCGAACAATATTTAAGAGATGTTATGGCAAGATATAGAAATAAACTTGTCTATGACGCAAGTACAGGTGAAATAAGAGACGATAGAAATTATATGTCTATGTTAGAAGACTTTTGGTTACCTCGTAGAGAAGGTGGGAGAGGAACTGAAATTACTACTTTACCTGGTGGTCAAAACTTAGGTGAGATTGCTGACATAGAGTATTTTCAAAAGAAACTTTATCGTTCACTTAACGTGCCGATTAGTAGATTAGAAAGTGGTACAGGATTTAATCTTGGCCGAGCTGCAGAAATTAGTAGAGATGAAGTTAAGTTTACTAAATTTGTAGGTCGTTTAAGAAAGAAATTTTGTATGTTATTCCACGATCTGTTAAAAACACAATTAATACTTAAAGGTATTATTGCACCTGAAGAATGGGATTCAATTGCAGGTGATATAACTTATAGTTTCTTACAAGATGGATACTTTGCTGAATTAAAACATACAGAAATGTTAAGAGAAAGAATTGGTCTTGTTAGAGATTTAGAATCATATATTGGTAAGTATTTCTCAAACGAATACATTAGAACCAAAATATTAAAACAAAATGAACAAGAACAAGAAGAAATTAATAACCAAATCAAAGAGGAACAACCTGAACAACCACAAGAAACAGAACCTACAAAAGAAACTGAGCCTGTGGATCAAGGAAATGACTCTACGGTTTAATAATTAATAAAAGGTATAAATAATAGTATGACTAAAGAAAATATAAAAAATTTTGTTAATTCACTTGAAAAAGGAAATAACGATCAGGCAACGACAGATATTAAAAATGCTCTTGCTGACAAAGTTACAAGTGCTTTAGACGATCAAAAAGTTGACGTGGCAAGATCAGTATTTACAAGTGCAGTAGGAGTTAAAGCTCCAGAAGCAAATGTGTTTACTGGAAATGACATATCAGCGGGAGATGTTTCAAGCAATGAAGACGCTCAGTAAATTTAGAGAAGAAACTGTAACTGAAGCAAACGATTATAAAAGAACTAGGCAGTATAATAAACTTACGCCTAAATTAAAACAAGCAGTCGATATGGTTTTCAAAGCTGCTGATAAAGATGCAGATGTAATTGCTAACTTTGAAAAAAATGTTAATACAGCTGCTAAAAAATATAATGTAAAAGTTAGTGATCTTATGAAATATTTTGATAATGAAACATTAACAATATTAAGGAAATAAAGATGGCACAAACATTTATAGTAAAAGGTAGTAACATAGATAATCCAAGTGCAAACACTATTGGTAATGCTAACTTTGTTAGAGTACACGCAACATCAGCAACTACTTTAACAGTTACAGATGGACAAGATGTTCCTGTAACTTTAGGTACTGTATATATCGCTAGCGGTGATACAGTTATTATTGAAAAAGCACCAAAGGATAAAATAACTTGCAGTAATTCAAAAGTATCTGCTGTTGGTTCTCCAAGAAGTTAATTATGTTATGGCAATCACTACTACTAAACTAGCAGACGAG